ATGCAAGAAAAAACCCACATATTTCAGTGGGTTATTTGTTCTAATTAGTTAATCTACTAATTACATATTCTCTTCGAGAGTTGTTAATAAACCCACTTGACTCATAACCAATTTCTTGTCCATCTTGATTAGTGTAATATTGAATTGTAGTAATATTGTTAATGTTTTCCCACTCTTCAAAATTTACAATAAGAATATTTCTATGCTCTAATAATAACTTTTCTAAAGTAATTAGTTTTTTGCCTTTTAGTTCATCAACCGTGAAAATCTTTTCCATAACATTTTTTCTCCTTGTAGTTATTTCCTACACCAATATACTATCATTGGTTATAATCAGATGCAAGAAAAAACCCACATATTTCAGTGGGTTTACAATTATTTATGGCTGCTAATAGAAATATGCTTCACATATCCTGTTGAAGCAAATACTTCTGATAATGATTGTAATTTTTCAAATTTCACATCAGTAGAATCAATAACAACTTTATTCTTTGTTTTTAGAATAATTTTATTTGTAATTCCTGATGTAATCATTTCAATACAGGTCTTTATCATCGGGTTGTTTGTTTCAATAAACTCAATCGTGAAAGTGCTTTTCATATCAATCCCAACTTTCTAACTAAACTTCCTACAACATTATAATAGCATAGGTTATAAACTAATGCAAGAAAAAAGACTAGAGAAATCTAGTCTTTTTCTTTCCCTCCAGGAAACTTTAAGAGTCTTTTCTTTCTCTCATAATTTTGTCTCGTTCTTTTTTAGAGAAAGTATATCCTGCATCACCACCCCAAAGTGCCCAAGCAATTCTTCCGTTACTAGGATATCCTTTTTCACCAGCACTAAAACCTTCAGCTTGTTTGTCTACTTCGTGTCTGGCTAAAAAACTATAAATATCTAGAACATCTTCATCTGATAATTCTTGTCCTGATATTATTTGTTTAGCTCTATCACTACCTACAATAGTTCCACCACGTCCAAATTCTTCTCGCCAAGCTAATCCTCTTGCAGCTTCTTCTTTCATACCTCTAGTTGGTAATGCTTTTAAACTTCTTATAGGTGATGGATTACGGCTCTCTGTAGGAATAGGAGTAGATTCTGGATGATAAATTTGTTCATCTGTTGGGTTGTAATCGTAACCTATCATACGTTTAGCTTCTGCACGATCAATAATGCCAGCTTTGTATAGTAATTCAGCCTTCTTTGCTGCTTGGTAATCATCATCTTTGAGTGCTTTGATTTCAGAAAGGTCCCAATCAAAGAAATCGCCCTCTTGTGATTCAACATATTCTGTAAGTAAATCTTGTGTAATGCTTTCTGCCAATACTCTTAATAGCGGAATAACACCATTATCCCAAGCATTACGAGTAGCTTCTGCTAGGTTGCTATATGTAGAATTTTGAAGACCTGCTGAAAGATTCAATACTAAACAGTTTAGTCCTAATGCTGCAGTGATACGTTCTTCTGGTGTATGTCTTACAGAGTCAAATGCCATATCAACAGGAGAAAATGATACTTTTTCTACTTTAAATGGACCACTCATCACAGCAACTGAACCTGCATTATCGCCAGTAAATGAATCTTGTAATCTTTTCTTTAATGTGCGGAGATCATCATCACTAACATCTACTGCTTGATCACTTGCATCAGGACCAACGATTAAACTTGGTAGACCTGAATTCTTCATCATTCCATAACTGGTTGAAGAAGTTTGGTTATCTGTTGCAATTTCACGCAAACAACTCATTAATGGACTTCTGCCTAATCTCATATCTTCTGGATCTCTGGCATAAGCAATGTGGATAATATCTGATAGTTTAATCTGATATACTGAACCATCAACCATATAATTGTAATGTGTTAAAGGATTTTTGCCATCACCTTGAGGAGCACAAGTTTGATATGGCAAATATTGAAGAGCAATTACAGGACCATTTGAACTCTTTCTAATTTTTCTAATATATACGTTGCCATTGATTTTGTAGTCAATAATTACGTTTGCCCAGAATCTAGAAGGAGCAAGACCATATTGAGGATTGGCAAGTAAAGCAAGCATAGGATGGTCAACTTTTTCGTATTCGTCAATTGATCCTGGTACTAATCTATATACTGCTGGTGTAGCTTCAGCAAATGCACGGATAAAGAAGTCAAGGCTAATAGCAACAATACTATTAAGCATCAGGTCTCCGGTTACGCTCGTCCAGTCCCTTAAAGTACCTGGTAAACGTCTAGATAAATTGGCAAATAAGTCTCGCAAACCAATAGCAGAAAGGTAGTTAACTCCACTAGCTTGTAACGGAATCGGAAGGTTCATATTCGGAACTGCTGCTGCCTTACTTTCCCTATTAAATAAATTTGAGAAGAAACCCATAGTATATATTATCCTTATGCTTGCTATTATTATTTTACGATATGTTTAGATTTTAACGTGAGACCAAGTTCTTCCGGCTTTTATATCTTGAATTGCTGTTGGTGTTACGCCATATATATCTGATAAATTTTTATATTGTCCACGGTAATAATGTTCTAATTCTTTTTTAATTTCTATAACTTGACTTACAGATAATTTTTGGCATCTTTGTCTATTGGCAATAACCATATCTATAGAATTAGATTTATATGTATCTTGACGTAAGTGCCAAGGATTAACACATTTTCTATTATTACAAGAATGACAAAGTATAAATCCATCTTTAATTTTTTCTTTGTAATATTCGTAAGAAAATCTATGAGCCCTAATATCTTGAAATTTTATAGTAAATTTTCCATATCCATATTTTGAAATACTACCTATCCAATTCCAGCAGCCTGTCTCTTCATCAATAATATATTTTTTATTGAAACGTTGTATTGGTTCAATTAATTTAGGTCCACGTTTTCCCATTAAACTGCCACAAATCGCTTTCTTTTATATAGCACTAAATTATTAAATCCAGTGCTTAATGCATCTACTTGATCGTCATTCCTAGAACTTGGGAACGCTCTCATCTCTGATATTAAATCATAATTCCAAGAATCTTTCAACATAGAAACATTTCCATTATTTATTTGAACTGCAAATGATGTGGCTCGTTCTTCTTTACTTTTAGTAGGTCTCTCATAAGAAACATTAAATCCTGCTAATAGTTTAGTCCAATAAAAAACCATACTCTTTCCTGCTGCCGGATCGTTGGGGAGAATTATTGCAACATCATTTCCATCTTTTATTGCGGTTTGTAAGATTTTTTCATCACGTTCTTTTGTTCCTAATTGCGCTCTCCAGACATCTAAAATCCAATAATGATCTTTATCATCAACACCTAATAGAACAGAAGCGGTATAGTCTCCTCTTCCTTGAGTAGTTGCAATATCATAAGAACGAACTTTTCTAATAATTTTTTCAGGAATATTCTTGACACTGATATTATTTGGTTTATAAAAATCACCATCCTTTGAAGATGGTCTGCCTTGGTAGAGAGCATTAAAGGCATAATCTCCAAGTACACTCCTAATATCGTAAAGTGTTTTCTTATCAAAACGTTCTGGCCATAATGGTTCGTCAATTTCTCTTCCTAATAAATCGTTATTATCTTCACATAAACTGGGTAAATTAACAACTGTCCAAGCATCTGGTTCTTTAGATATTGCATAACTAACAACATCATCTTCGTGCCATCTAGTTTGAACTATGATAATGGTTCCGTTTGGTTCGAGTCTAGAATACAGATCTTCGCTATAGAACTCTTGCAATTTTTCACGTATTTGAGAACTATTAGCTTCTTCTCTTGATTTAATTAAGTCATCTAAAATGATAAGGTCAAAACCGATGCCTGTTTTGGCGTTATTTACAGAACCAACATAATAAGTTGAATTATTAGGAATACTCCACTCGTCAATAGAACTGTGCTTTTCATTCAATCCAGTTCTTTCAAGCATAATATTTCTAGTTTTTCTGCTAAATCTCCTACCAATATTTTGATTATATCCTGCAATTAATACATTTTGATTAGGTTTATTTTCCATCCAAAATGCAGAAAATCTCATACTAATTGTTTCTGATTTTGCGTGTCTAGGAGGAAGATTCACAATTAGTCTTTTAATTTCTCCATTATAAACTTTCATTAAAATATCAGAAATTAATACTATATGTTTGTAATCAAAGTTAAAAGCACTTGGACTTGTCTCACTTAAAAACTTCAAATATTTGTTTTTATAAGTCTTTTTCAACTCCGAGATTGTCTTCAATGAGTTCTGCTTCAATGTAGGAAGATGATTGGCTCTTGATGTTGTTTCCTGCGGTAAGAATGTCCATCGTCCAGTCTCTAATTTGTTTATGTAATTCCCCAATGGATTTTGCATCTTGATTTAATAAATAGTTCTCGTCAGTTGCTACAATTGCAATTTTATTTAAAGCTTGCAGATGTAATGATAAACTTTCAGCTATTATATCTCCTAAATTATTTTGAATCTTTACTAATTGCGATTCATATTTTCCAGAAATTAAATCATCCTTAATTCTTGAAACTGTATTTTTTGATAAATCTAATGTTTTAGCTATGTTAGTTATTGTTTTACCTTCTAACAACATAGTTATCACTTCAGGTTTTTTATCTTCAAGTAGACTCATTGGTATCTTTCTCTAATTTTCTTAAAACATCTACTTACTACTAATTCAGAGTCACATCCAAGCTCTTTATCTAATTCTTTGTATGTAAGAGGTTCACTTCCATCTAATCCAAATTTCAATGATAAAGCGTGTTTTTCTCTAGAAGTAAGGCAAGTAGTCAATTCTTGAATATAGTGGTAAATATCATCATTTCTTTCGATAGATTCAGGCACATCTAAATAGTCTTCTATGTGTACTGTATGTTGATTCTTATGTTCTAGAGCTAAAACTACTTGATTATATGTGTATCTATCTTTGCATAATTCTTGGATATCAGATTCTTGTATTTCTTTATCCAGTTTGTTTAATTTTGCAGTAATTTGATTAATGTGTGCTGGTTTTCTAATAGTGTTTGATTCTGCGTCTATAATTCTTCTGATACGGCCTAATATGTAATGAGTAGCAATAGTTCCAAATCTTACATTTTTAGAGTGATCAAAATTATCAGCAGAGCTAATAATTCCTTCTATTCCTACTGCTATCATATCTTCATAACTAATATTTGTCCATTTATATCTTTGTGCTATCATATGAACGATTGGAATAAAATGATTTATCAATTCATCAAGTGCAATTTTTCTATATTTGGTATCAACTTGAGATAACAGGAATTTTTCTAGACTAAATGTTAATCTAGTTGTTTTCTTGTTTTCAGCTTTGTATACTGCCCAAGTTTTTATTTTTTCCATAGATAAATAAAATAAATTCCTCTTGTGTAAGTCCTGTTACATCACAAATACGTTTAATCGTAGCTGGTCTAGGTATAGTCTTGCCTGAAAACCATTTATGCACTAAAGGTTGACTTACACCTAACTTTTCAGCAAGTTGTTGTTGAGTCATATTAGTTACCAATAAATCTTTCTTTGTCATAACCTAAATTACCTTGTGCACATTGTTAAAACTACACGCATAAATATTGACCATTCCTTTGTCAATAATGTCTTTTATGTTTTCAATTGGACTTTTACCATCTGTGCATAAAGCTTGTAATGTTTGAGGAATGTCCAACATATCATTTCCTTCAGTAACGTAGGAAATATATACTCTAACTACAGGTAGTACTTTTTGATCATATTTATCAAATATATCCTGAAATTCATTGCTATCATCATAACTCATATTGTTATTATACTCACTTCTTTACTGCTTGGTCAATATTCATTTTTTTCAATCTACTCTGAATAGTAGTTCTAGGAATATCATAGAATTTAGATAACCATTCAACAGAACGCAATTTCCCATCAATAAAGTATCCTAATCTCTTATTGCTTGCGTTGTTATATAACCACACTGAAGTACCGTTATTCTGAAGTTTTTGAACATAGAAATGGTTATCTCTAAATGCTTTACTAATGATCTTGTTTGTAATGTCATAATCACTTTCAGGAATTATGATTTCTTCATCATCTTTTTTTATGTAAATGTGCTGAAAAATTTTCTTGATAGTTGATGGGTTGTTGTCTAATGACCAGAGAATACATTTCATTGCATCTACTAGTTCTGAATAAGAACCTATTGTAATTGAGATATTCTTTTCTTGACTAGGAACAAATCTTTGCTCTTCTCTTACAATTAAGATTTTTTCTTGTGCGCTAACTTTATTTTGGAATGATTTCTTTTGTGAATAAGATGAAACTGAAATTAGATTTTTTGATTGTTTGAAATCATAAATTAGATTATCTAGCTTAATCTTAAAATTTGTAGAATCTGAATAATCTGAATTGGTTGATTGTTTGTAAATTTGATTCAAATAATCTTTAACTAATTCATCTTTTTCTTGATTGTAAACTTTTGTCAAATATTTTTTTGACAACTCGATTTCTGACTCTTTCATTGTTTACCTGGCTCTCTTTCTCGTATATGGAATTTCACTAGCATCTGGATTATCTATTACCTATTACCTATTACCTATTTATTTTTATCTCTTACCATCTTATCTCCTTATAGTGAGCATTTTAGGAGAGAAAAAAAAAAGATAGACGAAGATAGACGAAGATAGACGAAGATTATATGAAGGTAGTTGACGATAGATTTCAATAGATTTCAATAGATTTTGATAGTCTAAAAGCACTTATATTCTAACTTTTTGGAAGTAATGTGTGTAAACATTTCCATTGTTTTGATGAGTAATTACATAGACATTTTTGCTATAGTCAAAATATAAATTCTTGTTTGATGAGCTGATTGAAAATGCAATTTCATCAACTAAACCTATACCAAGAATATCTTTGAAGCGATTATCTTTATCAAATAACAAACCTGGTTGTACATTCTCATAACTCAAGAAGAAATCAATATGACATTTACCTGATTGAAACTCTTTCAATAAGAAGAATTGATTTTTAGTGTGGTTGTAATGTAAAGTATTTTTGATCTTTTCAGTTTCAAATTTACCTACTACTTGGATATCACCTCTGATTTTGTAATTTCCATAAATGTTGATTACGTCATCACATTGAAAAACTGGATTTTCATTTCCAAAAAATTCATCTGCACTCATTTTATATGGCTCCTTATAACCAATAAATGTATTATACCATTATTGACTTCCCTGTCAAATGATATATTTCCTGCAAAGATTTGGAATTATTCGATGAGTTATGGTATCATAATAGTGTAATCTTTTCTGACATTTTGATTACTGCTCCTATAAACCGAAATAGCCCAGTTGATCCCTGGGCTATTTTTCTTATTTCTTGGTTCTGTCTATCAATTGTTGCATTGTCCAAACGTTTTGAATTAGCATATAAAGATATCCTCTATGTAATGGAATTTTGAGTAAGATGTGATAATCTCTTGGTATAGCATTAGTTCTAGTTTGCAAAAAGTTTCTATGTTTATAGGGGAGTCTAAAGAGACGAAATAGCAAGGTTCTAGTTGTTTCATAATGGTATAATTTAATTGTAGGTAAGTGCCATTGCCTATTACTCCCGATTAGGAGCCATTTTTCAATCCTGATGGCTCCTTTTTTTATGAGAAGGTAAATCCGTTATCTTCAGATTTCACAACAGTAATTCCATTTGTTGCGTGATTGTAAACTAAATAGCAAATGTCATCATACCAATATGCTGCTAGTCCATCATTTGTAACGTTACCAGTAATAACAATTGAAGATGCTATACAAACAGTTCCTGTATTATCTACTGCTACTCTTTTTATGCTTCCTCCGGAATCAGTTGTTCTGAAAAAATACATTTCTAGACTTTGATTATTGATTGCTAATGCTGGTGTAGTTCCAGTTCCTAATGTAAGAGACAATGTACACACTCCATTTTTTAAATCATTACAGGCATATCTTAAAATACTACCAGCAGAATTTTCAACTGCTAGAATAATTTCATTTTGATTTGTTAATGGTTGCCATCTAACTGCAACATTATTGGCATCATTAATATTAGTAGAAACGTAATCAAATACGCTAAAATCAGGCGTTGTAGTAAAAATTAGATTAACAATGTTGCTGTTGACAGTTCCTATAAGATGTTGATAAAAACCACTGATATCTGCACTTTTTATTGTTGAAGTAGTAGGTATAGCAGGAAAATAAAAGGCTATTCTATTTCTTTTAGCAGTTATAGCAGTAGTAGTAGTAGTTGCAATTCCACAAAACACATCATTTACAGTTTGAGCTTGCATAAATGGAGTAGCTGTTTGATATCGTCCATTTACATCAGTAACAGAAGATCCTCTATTAACTAATCCAGCATCTTGAACAAATACTGTTTGACCTAATTGT